AGAAGTTCCTTTAGAAGATATTTTAAGGCTTGCAAATGTTGGTATAGCTGAACAAAGAATGCGAGTCCAGGAAAACTATGCAGCTCTTACATTAAAAGTAGAAGCCAATGGCAATGTAGCTGGCATAGGTATGGAAGCCACAGATTCTTCTACTCAAATAGCTTTTAATGCCAATCAAATATTATTTACAACAGATAAATTTGCTATTAAAACAACAGGCGCAGACACAGTACCTTTTAGTATATCTGGTTCTCAAGTATATATGGATGATGTTTATGTTCGAGGTACTTTAGAAGCAAGTAGAATTGTGAATGTTGAAGATGGGGAAGCTGTTTTAGGAAATGTAACTGTTTTAGGAGATATACACCTACCTGATAGTAGTATTACATGGGACATGTTAAGTGACTCTTTTAGAGATACTTTAAATATTATTACTCCTGATACAGGAGGAACTATAGTAACTAATATTTCAAATTCTTCTGCAATTGGTATTTATTCATTAGGTACAATTGAATCAGGCAATAACACAGTACTTGGCACAGTTAGTCTTATATCATCCAGTTATTCTACTGATTTACCATCAATGACATGGCAAATGGTAGCAAGAAAAGTAGGTAATTCATATACTACAATTTATGGACCTATAACCCAAACAGCTATAGGAGGAGGAGATACTTTTCATTACATACCTAATTCTATTACTATATTATATGCTTTACCAACTACACCCGCTGGTGAAACATGGGAATACGCTATACAAATTACTGCTACTTCTGGTACATGGGGGTCAGGATATTTAAATGCCAATATAAATGAAGCTGTAGAAGTAGGAGCACAAAGAACAAGACCAGATGATATTGCTGAATATTGGGGTGATAGTGATGACCTTAGTGTTTCTTTTTCAGGGACAGTAGCAGAAATTTCAACACAAACATCAACTGCATCTTTATTATTAACTAGTAGCGGTAATATACGTCTCAGAGCAAAATATGATGCACAAAACCTTTGGACATCTTGCGTAGCAGCTATAAGTTCAGCGCAACCATATGCTGCATTGTATTGGAATGGTAGTGAAAGATTAAGAACAGTATCAGGTGGTATAGAAGTAGATAGTAGAGTTATTTTTGATACAGTTAATGCTCATTATGATGTAGACACTTCTTACTCTCATAATTTTAGAGTTAATTCAGTTGTAGAAGCCACTATAAATGCGAATGGTATAGAAAGTTCTGGTACTCTTACGCTTCAATCAGGTGATAAATACGGCAAAAAAACAATAGATACAGTAGCTAATGGACCAACTGTTGGTGGTTCTACTGGTAATGATGGCGACATCTGGTATCTGTACTAATGAATGCTATTAGAGTAAATGATAGTGAAGTTGTTAGAGAAATAACAGCTATACGTGTAAATGACAGCGGTACTGTTCGAGAAATACAAGAAATAAGAGTTAATGATGGTGGTGTTATTAGATCAGTATTCAGTAGTGGACCTGAGTTTGCGATTACCTGGTCGGGTTCAGAAGTAGGACAATTATGTGTTAATGTTCTTGCTTATGTTAATGTTACTTTTGTTAATACAGGTAATATTACAGGATCAGGTTGTGACAATAACCCAGCTAATGCGTTAGAATGGTTAGAAACGGTAGGAACAGGAAATGGAAATGGATATGAGTTATCATGGGAGAATGTTTCAGGTGATGATCCAAATACATCCCCAACTCTTAATGAGTTTGCATGGCATGATCTAAGCTCAAACATTACTTTTAGTCAGTTTGCTGAAGAATCAGAACTCTTTAGTGGAGTATTTACAATAACTATTCGTGAAACAGGTAATGCTAGTACAGAAGAAACTAGAAATATTGAGTTAGAAGCTGAATCAACAGGCGAATTCGAAGAACCGTAATAAATATAAAGTAAATAGGAGGAATAAAAATGGAAAATCAATGGTTAGGTTTAGTGGCTTTTATAGCAGTAGTAGTGGTATGCATATACTTTGTAAGACGTAAAAAGAAACCGTCTAATAATCCTATATTTCCTCATCGTCCTGATTATGATGATAAACCTAAAGGTGATGAAGAAGAAGAAAATGATGGTGAAGGGTAAAATAAACAATGTAAATCTACTATATAGTAGATTTACATTTTATAATGTATACTGACACTTAATTTATATATAGGCATGTTTATGGCTGATTTAGATATACAAGATGAAGATAGAAAAGAAGTAGAAAGTCCTAAAGGGTTAACTGAATGGACTAATGAACCTACTATCACAGATCTAAAACAAGATTATACTGACTCTTTACAAGATAAAGAAGAGCACACTATTAAAGTGGATAAATGGTTAGATAATCTTAATGTTACTGGTACAGCTAAATTAGCTGTTAGTAAAGAAAGATCTACAGTTGTTCCTAAAATTATACGTAAACAAGCTGAATGGCGTTATGCTGCCCTTAGTGAACCTTTTCTTAGTACTGAAGATATCTTTAACACTGAACCTATTACATATGAAGATAAAAAAGCTGCTATACAGAATGGATTAGTTCTAAATAACCAATTCAATACTAAAATACAAAAAATTAAATTTATTGATGAATATGTACGTACTTGTGTAGATGAAGGTACAGCTATTGTTAGAATTGGTTGGGATTATCAAGAGGAAGAAGTAGAGGTAGAAGTTCCAGATTTTGAGTATTTACCTACTCCAGAACCACAAGCACAACAAATGCACTTACAATTGGCTCAATTAGCGCAACAAAATCCTCAACAATTTCAACAAGAAATACCTGCTGAAATGCAGCAAGCACATCAGCTTACAGTACAAAAAGGTACACCTATTATGCCTGTACCTGTTGGTTCTCATGTAGAAACACAAACCAAAGTAATAAAAAACTGTCCTACTGCTGAAGTATGCAATTATAAAAATATAAGCATAGATCCTACATGTATGGGTGATTTAGATAAAGCAAGTTTCTTAATATATAGTTTCGAATCTTCGTTATCAGAACTAGAAAAAGACGGTAAATACTCTAATTTAAAGAAAATTAATATAGAAACTAATAGTATTCTCGCTGAACCAGACCATATAACCACAGATGAAAGTAATTTTAATTTTACTGATAAACCTCGTAAGAAATTTGTAGTATATGAATACTGGGGTTATTGGGATATAGATGGATCGGGTGAGGTTAAGCCTATTGTAGCCTCCTGGGTAGGGGATCAAATCATTAGAATGGAAGAGAATCCTTTTCCAGATCAAAAATTACCTTTTGTATCAGTACAATATTTACCAGTAAGACGTTCTATATATGGTGAACCAGATGGTGAATTATTATTAGAAAATCAAAAAATTATAGGTGCTGTAACACGAGGCATGATAGATATTATGGGTCGTAGTGCTAATGGGCAGATGGGTAGTCGTAAAGATGCTTTAGATCTTACTAATAAGCGTAAATTTGATAAAGGGCAAGATTATGAATTTAATGCCCAAGTTGACCCAAGACAAGCTTTCTTTATGCACACCTTTCCAGAGATACCACAATCAGCCCAATATATGTTAGCTGCACAAAATGCAGATGCAGAATCATTAACTGGTGTGAAAGCATTCAGTAGTGGTACAAGCGGTATTAGTGGTCAAGCATTAGGTAACACAGCTACAGGTATTAGAAGTGCTCTGGACGCAACTAGCAAGCGTGAGCTAGGTATATTAAGACGATTAGCAGAAGGAATGAAGCAAATAGGTCGTAAGATCATAAGTATGAATGCTGAGTTCTTATCTGAAGAAGAAGTAATAAGAGTAACTAATGAAGAATTTGTTACTATTAGAAGAGATGACTTAGAAGGTAAGTTTGACTTAAGATTAACTATTAGTACTGCTGAAGCAGACAATCAGAAAGCAGAAGAACTTGCTTTCATGTTACAGACGACAGCACAATCTATGGGACCAGAATTTGCACAAATAATTCTGTCTGACATAGCAAAATTACGTAAAATGCCTGACCTAGCTAAGAAGATTGAACAATATCAGCCACAGCCTGATCCACTAGAGCAACAGATAAAAGAACTAGAGATACAGAAGTTACAAGCTGAAATTGAAGAAATCCGAACCCAAGCACAGGAAAATCAAGCAGAAGCGCAACTAGATTTGGCAAGAGCAGCCGACTTGTCTAGTAGCACTGATCAAAAGAATTTAGATTTTGTAGAGCAAGAAAGTGGGACTACCCAACAACGTGATCTACAAAAACTAGGTGCTCAAGCTCAAGGTAATATGGTTCTGGAACAACAGAAACATACCAATAAAGTGAGAGAAAACTTTTTGAAGCCACAGGCTCCAAAACAATTAAGCAAGTAAATGCTAATTCTACGGGTCATGCCGGGAGACACACGAGGAAAGACAAATGAGTGAACATGATATAGAACGTATTGAAATAAGTTTAGCCCATGCTAAAGAGAATCTAGATAGAATGAAATCACTAAATCAACTATCACATGATAAAAATTGGATAAAATTGGTTACTGATGGTTATTTTACAGAGGAAGCTAGTCGATTAGTTCTTTTAAAGGCTGATTCCAGTATGCAAACTAAAGAACACCAGAATACTATTGATAAATCTATAACTGCTATCGGTTATTTCCGACAGTATTTATTTACTATCATGCAATTAGGGCATATGGCAGAAAAAGCCATAGCTGATGATGAAATTACACGAAATGAGCTTCAAGCAGAAGAATTAGAGGCGGTGAACTAAAATGACTGATACAACTACTGAAAAAGATGATGTAGTTGAAGAGGTCAATCCATTAGGGATGTCAGATGATGACATCCTTAATATGGAAGAACCCACTGATACTATTGAATCTGATATAGATGAAACTGAAATTGTTCCTGAAGAAATAGAGGAAGAAGAAGTAGAAGAATCAGAAGTTCAGGAAGAAACTGAAGAAGAAGAGGAAGTTGAAGAAGAAGAAGACGAAGAGGAAGAAATTCCTGAAGAGGCTATTGATGACACAACTACTGAAGTTTCAAAACCAAAATCCGTTAAATCAGAGAAGGATAAAACTTTCTCTGAAGAAACAGAAGATACTACCAAAGAGCCACAATCGGAAAATAGCGAAAGCAAAGAAATAGATTATAAAGCAGAGTATGAACGTGTTATGGCTCCTTTTAGAGCCAATGGTAGAGACGTGAAGCTTAATAATGTAGACGATGCTATTCGACTAATGCAAATGGGTTCAGATTATCATACTAAAATGGCTAGTTTAAAACCTAGTATGAAATTATTAAAGATGTTAGACAATAATGGACTTCTTAATGAAGACAAGTTAAGCTATTTAATAGATTTAGATAAGAAAAACCCAGAAGCTATCACTAAGTTAATTAAAGATAGTGGAATAGACCCATTAGATGTTAACATAGATGATGAAGAAAACAGTTATAGTCCTAACACTTATGCAGTAAGTGAGAAAGAAGTAGAACTGGATGGTGTACTTCAAGAAATTGAAACTACTGAATCATACAGTCGTACTATGGATGTTATAAGTAATAAATGGGATGATAAAAGTAAAGATATACTATTTAATGAACCAGGAATTATTAAAATTATCAATGATCATATTGCTACAGGTATATATGACCAAATAGACCAAGTAATTCAAAATGAAAGAATGTTAGGTAGGCTTAACAACCTATCAAACTTGGAAGCTTACAAGCAAGTAGGCGATGCGATACAAGCTAATGGTGGGTTTAACACACAACAACCCCTTAAACCAGAAGCCACTGAACCATCTACCCAAAACGCTCCAGTAATTGATGCCAAGGTTAAAGATAGAAAACGAGCTGCAAGCTCACCAAAAGCTGCTGCCAATACTATTGATAAATCTATAACTGCTATCGGTTATTTCCGACAGTATTTATTTACTATCATGCAATTAGGGCATATGGCAGAAAAAGCCATA